CTGGGACTATTCTAGCATCTTACAGGGAAGGAAATCTCGCGGGATTGCTACAGCCAGCGAGGATCGGTTTTGCACATTATTTACAGCTTGTGCAGTATTTACAATTCTACAATTAAACACTATGTACATTTTATTACAATTACTATCTATTTACAATCCGTAGTCCTCAAAAAGAATGCGATCTGAAGCATAACAGCGAAGGACATCACCAACATCGCTGTTTAAATATAGCGACAACAACTCGTTATACTGATCAGCGGTAAGATCGTACCTACGATAAATTTCGCTATCGTCACAAAATGTGACACCATCACCACTAGTCGAAAAATACTCTTGACTAATAGATTGGTCATCAACTCTTTTGCCATGCAATATCCTGGTTAAGCTATGACGATTATGCGAATAAAAACCGTTAGCCAACATTGAATTGAACAATGTAGCTCGCTGTTTGAGTGTCATTTTACGGTTACCTGGCAACTGCGTCTTCGTAGAGCCATATGCACGTAATATAACACCAACATTTTGAAGAGGTTTAAAACAACCATTAACCAAGACAGGCGAATGTTTGAGAAACTGTATCTTATGGTGTGTAAGACACGGCTGCATCGTGATCTTATACCCAGCTAACTCGGCTGCGCGAACTGGATCGCCTGGGTTGTCAACCAAGGAACAAAAGATAAGCAGATTTCCCAAACAATTCATAATGGTTGTTAATACGGAACCGGAATACAACTTTTCATGCTCGAAATTAATTTTAACACGACCACGGTTGTTGTGTGATCGCAAAACCAATTGCTGCTTAAGCTGCTTAACCAGTCGGTTGCCTAAGTGTTGGAGACGACGTGGCAACAATGAAATAAATAATGTAAACAAATGTGGTCCTACTGAACCATCGGCGGAAGAAATATCTAAATTGTAAGTGTGCATGGTTCCATCATCGTGTTTCAAAGTGACACACGAATCATCTGAATGATAGACCATATACACTGGAGCCACCGAATTATTCAATTTATGAAACACATCAGACAAACGTTGATGATCAGGTGACTTCACAAATTCAGCGGTGGAATCGTGATACGTGAATGTATGTCTATCTAGCACGTGCTTAAAGGTTTTGCTAAGCACTGCGCCCATGAGTGAGACTTCGGTAGTTAAATCATTAATTAATCTAGGAAGTTTTCCTGCTTTGGCATATTCGCAGCGCTTTATTTTACCTTTAACTTCG